ATTGCAAAATATAGTTTAACATCTTTTATTCCTCAAATAGATTTGACTCCTAATAATAATACTCAAATATTGTCATCTCCACTTCTTGCTAATCAAATAAATGATTTGTCAGCAATTATTAATATAAACCAACCAGCAATTTATACAATTATTTATACAGCTACAGATAGTTTTGGTAATAGTAATACTAATCAGCGAATAATTATAATAGATAATTTTAATACTTTTATAAATGCTTTTACATTATATGATGGTACCTCTATTTTTGGTAATATTACAAATGTTAATTATAATTTAGTCAGTAATAATTTTACAATGGAATGTTGGTTATATTTAACAACTTATACGAGTAATTCATGTCATTTAATTAATTTATTTAATGATACAAATTGTCTAGTATTTTTAATAGATGAAAATGGTCATATGGGTTTATATTTTAGTCCAAGTACTACCCGTATTTTGATATCTACAGCAGTTGTTCCTGTAAATATTTGGACTCATATTGTTTGGATGCAATCAAATAATAATTTATATGGATTTGTAAATGGTATTTTAAATGGACCTATAAGTCTCGATCCGCAGTTATTTGTTAATTTAAATAATATTAATACAATAAATTTTGGAAATGTATGTGTAGGATCACCAAATACAACTAATGCTTTATATGGTAGTTTAAGTCAACCAGTTTTTTCTTCTATTGCAAAATATAGTTTAACATCTTTTATTCCTCAAATAGATTTGACTCCTAATAATAATACTAATATATTATTTGCTCTTAATAATAATAATCAAGATATTATTTCATTGTCTAATATTATTGTTAATAATACTATATCTTCAGGTGTTAAATATAAATTAAATTATGCTCATGCTTATGATATTAGTTCTGGTAGTTTAGGTCCATTAATAGGTAATTTTACATCATCTTTTAATAATTCCAATTTTACGTTTGAATTATGGATTTATTTAACTAATTATACTTATGGTATAATATTGGATACACGAGATCCGCAGAATTTAATTAATAGCAATAAATGTTTATTTACATTAAATTCTAACGGATATCCTCAAATAGAAATTTACAATGAAACCTGGATTCAATATCAATTACAAACAACACTACCTATACCATTAAATCGATGGTCTCATATTGTATGGATGCGTTTTAATAATTACTTTTATAATTATATTAACGGTGTAGGATATACAGGGATTGCTGTAAATAGTTTATTTAATTCTTTGACCAATATTAATAATTTAACCTTAGGACCATGTGATCCAACTAGTACTTATAAATTACAAGGTAGAATTTTTCACCCACGATTTACAAATACTAATCGTTATACTGCTACAACTACATTTATTCCGCAATTTGATTTAACACCGGTATTACCAGATTCTTCTGTTATCTTTTTTATAACAAATAATAACTATGATATAATTTTATCACAAACTTTACCTTTAATCAATAATGTAATAAGCTTACAAAAATATTATTTAAATTATAATTTAATATTACCACAATATAAAAATTATAATTATGTAACTGCTTATAACTTTAATAATGGCTGGTTGGGTAAAATGATTAAAGATTTCACATCAATATTTTATGGAAATAATGATTTTACTGTAGACTTGTGGATTTATATTAGTTATATGAATCCACAAAATGAAATGATTTTGATAGATTTTAGAGATCCTTCAACATGGAGTTCTAATTCAGGAACTTATAGTTGGTTAGGACCTGAAACTCAAACAGATGCACATATAAATAAATTTAATTTTGGTATTGTTAATGGACGTTTAAATTTATGGTTTGGAAATACAGGAAATTTAGCACTTAGTACACAAACTATAAAAACACAATCATGGAATCATATTGTTTATATGCGTAAAGCTAATAATTATTATGGATTTATTAATGGATATTCTGATACTGTTATTTCAGGAACATCTAATAGTAATCAAAGCTTTAATTTAACTAATTTATATACTATAGAATTAGGACGAGCTGCTAATTTAACTACAGCTAATGCAGAATATCAATTTACTGGATATATGAGTCAGATATTGATTCGTTCGAGTGCACAATATAATCCTAATAATACATTCATATCACAAACAGATTTATCAAGTCTTGCTAATGGAAATACAGTATTTTATTTAAATGATAAATACACAGATATTAGTAATAATGTTATTTTACCACAACGATTTAATATTCCATATACCAATAGGTATTTATCATATACACAGGCTTATGATGTTACCAATGGTACCTTAGGTCCTTATATCAAAAATTTTAATACATTAAATAATATCAATTGGACAATTGAAGCTTGGATTAATGCTCAAAATTTTGGATCATCTGCATATAGCTGTATAATAGATTTCAGAAATTCAACTAGTCCAGCTACTTCTAATACTATGTGTTTAGGTATTACATCAACAGGTTTATTATGTATAAATATATATAACATAGGGTTAATCACAATAGCACAATCAGCTATTAATTTAAATGAATGGATTCATGTTCTATGGTCACGATTAAATAATAATTTATATTGTTTTATTAATGGAAGATCTGCAGGTATGCTTGCACTCCCCGTTGGTTTTAATACTTTAACAAATATGAATTCTATTGTGCTAGGAGGTTCTGCAGATCAAATAGTTCCCAATACAAGGAACTACCAATTCAATGGTTATATTAGTCAAATTAAAATATCATTGGGTCCAATTTATGATCCTACAAATTTTATACCTGCCTTAGATATAAGTTTAATAAATAATACTAATTTAATATTTTTATTTAATACTAATAATAACCCTAATTTAAATATTAATGGTAATGTAGTTAATGTAGTTCGATCAACTTTAAATAAATGGATTTATACTTATGCAGGACAATCAAATATTTTTTATCGATATGATAATTTTTCATCTTTTGATGTAGCTACTGCATGGACTTGTGAAGGATGGTTATATTTAAATAGTTTATCTTCCAATGTAGTTAATATATTATCAACAACTGATTTAAATAATTATAATACTACAGGAAAAATAGAATTTGGATATAAAAATAATCAATTAACTATTTTAAATCCATCTTCTGGTCTACTTTATAGTACAACTGGTTTATATAGTGTGGGCGGTTTACAGATTAAAAAATGGAATCATTTTGCTTTTGTTTGTAATAATTCAAACATTTATTTTTATATTAATGGTAATTTATGTGGATCAACTACATCATTTTCTACAATGACTACATCTATAATTCAAATTAATGGATCACCAAATAATCCCAACAATGGATTAAATTGTATCAATGGTAGATTTGGTCAGATTACATTGATGACTTATGCTAAGTATATCAATGAATTTATACCAGAACCAGACCTCACACCTGATTTATTTACTAATTATATTACTTTTCTAGGTTCAAGAGGAAATGATCTAGTCAATGGAAATATATATATTAGTTATAATAATAATCCATTATCTTTAACAAATAATTTAATGCCAATCTAGTTTAAATATATTATATTATCAATATAATATGAAAGCTAAAATATTTATTATGTTATATCATTATTTACTAAATTTAATTTAGAAAAGTAATTACTGTTAAATTACAAGAATTATACTCCAATTTTTATATCAACACTATAGTAGTATATTTATCAGACCAATCGCTTATGAAAATTGTATAATATGTATGATACGTTGAAAATGTGAAGTAGATAGATGGGATTATCTACAGCTAAAAATTAAAACTTAAATAAAGTGTGCTTTTATTAAAGTTTTCAAAAGCGGGGATTATGATGAGATGACATAGTATCCTGAATATGGTTCTGATAACTAAAAAATTTTAATCTTGTATATAAATCTATTGAAACAATGTATAATTATAATTATTACACATTATAGTACTACTAATATGAAATAATACCATTATGAACTGCTATATTAAATCCAACTAATTATTATGTTAATCATTTTGTAATTAAACTTTTATTATTAATAAATAACTTAATAAGAATTTGATTAAAGAAATAATTAAAATATTTGTGACTTAATAGATTAAATCACAAATATTTGCGACTTACTAGATGAAAAAATTAAAGCTAGTGTAACTCTGGTTAATTTCAGAGTTGATTAGTTATAGTCAATACATGTTTTTTATTACTCCGATCGAAATTGGAGTAATACCGTGTTAAGTATAGGTTTTGTTATTTAAAACTGCAAGTGCAGGCTTGATTTTTTTGTTACTCCAATCGAAATCAGAATAACACCCTGTCAAGCACAGGGTTTATTTATGGTACTCTAACCAGAGTAGTTATAATACCCTGATAAGAGTTAATATAACTTGCTGCAATGGCAGCTTTCTTTTTTGCTACTCCAACCACAGCTGTAGTAGCCCCAGAAAAGTACGGGTTGAACGATTATAACCATCCTGGATTCAGGGCCTTAGTGAATAAATGTTTATTAACATTTATTCTTTTTACAATGACTGGTGCCATTGTATAACTCCTCTAAGGCAAGAAGTTATGAATACTAAACTACTATAAACAGCCTATCATACATATTTTTTTTCAATTTTTTTAATTTCCATTTAAGAAGTTAAAAGTTATTAATTTAATAATGACAATAGCTTTATATCATGGATTCACCGAAATTCATTTTGAAATGTTGGGCTATTTTATAGAATATATTAAATTAAATAATATAAATATTGATATATATGCTATCTCTAGTAATAATACGGGTTCACAATGGTATAAATATTATGAAACTTTATTTTCTGTAACTTCAGTTTGGAAAGATCCCCAAGATTTTAATCCTACATTATATGATTTGATTATATTATTAACTGATGATGATAAAAGTTTTAAAGAGGAATGGCTTGATAACTATGGTTTGAATAAAGTTATCTGTATTGATCATTGTGGATTAATTAGACGGAATAATATGAAAATACGAATAGGGACGCGATTTTTTCCAAGAAGACCAAATTGTTATTGGGCTTTACCATGTTACTATGGTATTACCAAAAATAAAAAATTAGAATTATTATCAAATGTCAACTCTAAAGGAGTTGATATTAGTAACATAAGTTGCCAATATCAAGAATTAAAATTTATGAATTCAATCAATAAATATTACATATCTGATAAAAAAATAAAAGTCTTGTGTATAGGTATTCAAAATAGACCCCCGTGTATTGAATTTCTAACCTCTTTATTTGAAAATTTTAATAACTTAGAATTCCATATTATTGCTAGGTTTTTTGATAATAAATTTGAAGAGCATAGAAATATATATGTATATCAAAATTGTCCCACTGCTACAATGTTTGAATTAGCTAAAAATAGTTTATATATTTTATGTTTAGAAAATCCAAATAATCAATTTCCAATTGCTGATAGTATATCGGGTGCAATACCGTTAGCTTTCAGTTATGGATGTCAATTAATTTTACCATTTACCTGGCAACAATGTTATAATTTTAAATCGACTATATTATATTACGATAATTTTTTACAAAAAAATGGTCAAAGTAGATTGACTCTTCAAAACAATATTAATTTGGATTTAATTTATGATGAATTATATAAGTTAATTTTACATAGAAACAAAACATTTGATTTAGTTTTGAATTCCTATATAAAAAAATCATATAATGAAACTGAATGGTATATACAATTATTAAGATTATTAAACTATTCTATTCCTAATATATTCATATTTATTGGTGATTTTACAGAAATTTTATCTTTAGAAATTCAAAAAAAAGAAAACTATGATTGGATTGAAAAAAACAAACTTAAAGTAAATTTTAGAGAATTACATTTTATATTTCCATTAATTAATAAACAAATAAATAAAACGTATATAGATTTTTTTGAAAATTATATTTTTAATCATAATAATTATAATATTATTCAAAACTTTAATGATTCCGGATTTTTTTTTATATATGAAAATGATTTTAATGAAATATCCGCTCATCATTTATTCACTATGCTTAATTTTAGAAATCATAAAGATATAATTATATATGAAGCTCATAATAATATAGATAAATTTTTAAATATATATACAAGACTATATATCAAATATACTATTAATGATAAAATAATTGTAATACCACAATTTTAAAATTTATAATACAATGAGAAATAATATTCTTTATAACTATTTATAATTATATAAATATAAATAGTTATATTATAATATCTTATAATGAATTCAACCTTTTCAATCTTACATATTGATATTGATCTGACTAAACAGTATTTATCATTAGAAAAAAATGATAATCATCTTAGTGAGTTATCTGATGCATCAAAACAAGTTTTAGTAACTATAGTAACTATTACACAAGCATCACGAATCAATCTATTTGATTTATTATTAAATAATATACAAAATCAAACATATAAAAATATTTTAGAATGGATTATTGTATATGATGAAGAAAATTATCTAGAACTTTTAGATAAAATTCAAACTATACAATTATATTTTAATATAAAATTAATTAAAATTCCAAGTAAGACAAACAATTTAGAATTTACCGATTTAGGATCCTTAAAAAATATAGCTAATGCAAATGCACAAGGTGATATAATAATTTGGATGGATGATGATGATTATTATTTTCCAAATTATATTAATTCATGTATTGATAAATTAATGCATTCGCATAAATTATTAGTAGGTAGTAATACAATATATGTATATGATGTAATATTAAACAAATTATTCAAAATGGCTAATTATAAACATATATTTGGATATAAAAAAAATTATTTAATTACTCATAAATTTACACCATTATACAAAACTGAAACAGAAAATAACAATTTATTTTTACCAAATAAATATAATATAAATATTTATGATTCATTTACAAATAATTTTTCAGTTGAAATTGAAGAATTATTATCTGATCAAATATATATTAAATTTAGTCACAATCAAAATAAATTATTTAAAAAACATATGTTATTAGGCAGTACAATAACACCTATTTCTGACATCAATAATTTATTAACTAATGTATTAGATTATTTAATACCTACGAATATATTTAATTTATATTATAAGCATTTAATATATGAATTTTATCCAATTGACTATGATATAATATATTTAACAGGGGGGTTTTGTATAGTTTGGGATCCAGAAGACACCAAATTAGGAGGATCAGAACAAGCTATTGTTCAATTATCAGAAAATTGGATAAAATTAAATAAAAAAGTTGTCGTATATGGAAATTTTAATGAAGATAAAATTCTAAATGGAGTTCATTATATTCAATGGGTTAAATTTCCTTTTCATAAAAAATTAAAAACTGTTATTTTATGGCGAAGATATGGTATACTTTTAGCATTAAATAATATTATTAAATGTGATAAATTAATAATTGATTTTCATGATAATTTTTTTACTATAAATGATTTAGATTCAAAATTACTAAATTCTTTATTTAACAAAGTTAATGTTTTTAATGTTAAAAGTAATTATCATAAAGATTGTTTTATTAAATTTTTAGAAGATAAAAATATTTTAAAAAATGTAAATATTAATGTTATACCAAATGGTATACGAATTGAAAATTTTAAAAATTATTCAAAACTAAATAATACAATTAATCGAGAACCATATCGCTTTTGTTATTGTAGTAGTTATGATAGAGGATTAGAAACTATTTTAGAAAAGGTATGGCCTTGTATCTATAAAGAACAACCTTTAGCTGAATTACATGTTTATTATGGTATGGATTACATTTTTGATGATAATTTTAAAAATAAAATGCATACCCTTTTAAATCAAAAAGGAGTAACTGATCATGGTAGACAACCTATGGAAGTAATTATTAAAGAAAAATATTTATCCACCTTTCATTTGTATTTAAATACTTCAATTGCAGAGATTGATTGTATAAGTATTAAAGAAAGTTTAGTAACAGGATGTATTCCTATTATTTCAACTTTTGGAGTTTTTCAAGAACGAGATGGTCTTAAATTTCCTTGGGATCCTTCTAATAATGAATTATGTAATAAAATTACAATGCAACTTATACAATTAATGAACAATTATAAACTTATTGAAAAGCTTAGAAATAAATTACTAGAATCTGATACTATTATTAATTGGTTATTAATAGCAGAAAAATGGCTTAATCTATAGGCAATGTTTTAAGAATACTTAATATATTAATTAAAGTTGATCTATCTTCTAAATTATTTAAAATATATTCAATTATATTATTATCTAAATTTAATGCATTAACTATATCTGTTATTAATGCATTGATAATTAAATATAAAATATTTTTAATATAATCTAATTCATTATTTAGAATATCATAATGTATATTATAAATTATACTTAATAATTTTGTTGTATCATATTCATTAAAATTATTATAATTAGTTTTAATTAAATGAATATATTTCAAACTGATAGGATTAATCAAGATATTAATTCTATTTTGCAAAATTTGCAAAAACATTTCTTTATTATGCAATTTTATGTCACAAAGACTTTTATATTTACTTTGATAGAAATTTTTATATTCATCAATTTTAGGATATGTAATTTCTAAATCTACATAACATCCTCCAATATCTTGTGTTATATCAAATATAACATTTGATAATAACAAGTTGTAAGAATAAGATTCACATATATTAAGGTAGATGGAAGTTAAATCTTTTCCCGTATAGTCTTGTAGAATAAATTTGATGGCCTTATATAATATTATTTCTATAAGACCATGT